GTACAGCTTCCACCGGTGACAAGCTCATGGTGCGTTGGAACCATAAAACTACTGTCTAAGGCTCATATGCAACACATCGACAAACCATTTGAGATCAAAGCAATCTCTGACAGCGGTGAGTTCTCAGGCTACGCCAGTGTCTACGGCAACGTGGATCAGGGCGATGACATCGTTGCACCTGGTGCATTTGCTGACTCACTCAAATCGTTCTCGATGAAGGGTCGACTGCCTGCACTTCTTTGGCAGCACAAACAATCCGACCCTATTGGAGTCTTCACATCAATGCGTGAGGACGACCATGGGCTCTATGTTGAAGGCAAATTGGCTCTCAAAACTCAAAAGGGTGCCGAGGCTTATGAGTTGATGCAAATGAAGGCCATCAGCGGTATGAGTATCGGATTCAAAAGCCAAGTGGACGAGTACAGCCCCAAGTCTGGCATCCGAACGATCCAAAAAGGTGACCTATGGGAAGTCTCACTTGTCACATTCCCTATGAATGACTCTGCTCGTGTCGTTTCTATCAAAACGATCGAAGAGGTCATTGATTTCAAAAGCGCTGAGCGCCTCCTGCGTGATGCAGGCGGTTTCTCGCGTTCAGAAGCCGTGGCACTTGTGTCACGGATCAAAAGTCTATCCCAGAGAGAGTCTGTGGACGAAGACGAAAAACAACAACTGATGAAAGCGCTCACGCGCAGAACTGAGTTGTTGTCTTAGTACGCAGTCCCTGCACCCCCGACGAACCCGCCTAGTGCGGGTTTTTTTACGACCCGCCTTAGTGCGGGTTTTTTGCTTTCTGGAGATACCAAATGAGTAAAGAAATCCTCGACGCCATCGAATCCTCGAACCGCGCCTTTGAAGAGTTTAAAAAAGTAAACGATGCACGCATCGAAGAGGTCAAAAAAGGCGGCTTCACATCCGACTTTCAAACCAAGATGGAAGCGATCCAAAAAGACATGACCGAACAAAAGAAGGTCATCGAAGACATGGAAGCCAAAGCCAAGCGCCCGCAATTTGGCGGTGATGGTCAAGATGCTAATCAAGCAGAGGCTGAGCACAAATCGGCTTTCAATGCTTTCCTGCGCAAAGGCAAAGACAACGGCCTAGCTGATTTGGAAGCAAAGGCTTATGCCTGGTCTACCAACTCAGGTGCAGACGGTGGCTATGCCGTACCAAAAGTAATTGACGCTGCGATTGACGCATTGGCTGTGAACATCAGTCCGATTCGTTCTATTGCGCAAGTGGTTCAAATCAGTACAACTGACTTCCACAAGTTGGTCAACTTGCGCGGTACTGCGTCTGGGTGGGTGGGCGAGACTGCAGCTCGCACTGCAACCGCAACTTCAACCCTGGCTGACATCAAACCCACCATGGGCGAGTTGTATGCCAACCCGCAAGCAACACAGCAAATGCTCGATGACGTTTTCTTCAACGCCGAGCAATGGTTGGCTTCTGAAGTGGCAACTGAGTTCGCGCGTGCAGAAGGTGCAGCTTTCATTAGCGGTACTGGCACCAATATGCCAACAGGCTTTTTGAACGGTGCTACTGCGGCAACTGCAGACGCTACTCGTGCATTTGGAACCATCGAGCACATTGCCACTGGTACTTCTAATGCATTCAAGACGCTCTCGGGAACAGTCAATCCAGTTGATGACTTGTTCACAGTCGTGAGCAAGATGAAGGCTGCATACCGTAACGGCTCAACTTGGGTGACCAACAAAGCCTTGCTGTTTGAAATCATGGCGATGAAAGACTACCAAGGTCGGTACGTTTTTAACCCAACTACTGCACCAGGCGTGGCTGACACCATTCTTGGCTACCCGGTCGTTGAGGCTGAAGACATGCCAGCCAAAGGTGCTTCATCGTTGTCGTTAGCCTTCGGCAATTTCAAGTTGGCTTACCTGATCGTTGACCGTATCGGCACTCGTGTCGTTCGTGATCCGTTTAGCAATAAGCCGTACATCGGCTTTTACACCACCAAGCGTGTTGGCGGCGCACTGATTAACAGTGAAGCTCTCAAAGTCTTGAAGTTCGCAGCTTCTTAATCGCGGCCTGCTTTTACCCCGAGTTGCTTGCGCTTCTCGGGGTTTTTCATTTATCTATTGGAGCTTCACGATGCGTAATCTTTTATTTGTTCAAGATTTTCAGACTTACAAAGCTGGAGATCACGTTGAGGTCGACGACCAAACGGCTGTCGATGCGATTGCAGCAGGCTTTGCTGTCCCAAGTGTTGACGCTCTTGCCCCGGCCATTGAGATCACCGCCTTAAAGGCTAAGTAATGTCTACTGTTTTGCTAACACCACCCACAGCCGAGCCTGTATCGCTGGTCGAGGCGAAACTGCATTTGCGTGTTGAAGACAACGCTGATGATGTCTTGATCGGGGCGCTGATTACAGCTGCGAGATTGCAGGCTGAGCATGACACGCGACGTGCATTGGTGACACAAACTTGGGTGATGGCGCTGGATAAATTTCCGTCCCCCGCTACCAACAACGCTTATGGCAACTGGTATGGCCCTCAATGGGGCATCAACCCTGGTCCGATCACGATGGAGCGAATCGACGGCAAGACTGGCTTTGAGATATACCTTGGACACTCGCCCGTGAGTGCAATTACGTCCATTGTGTACATCGATCAAGATGGAGTGACCCAAACACTCGACTCTGCCGCGTATAAATTGGATAGCGTCACAGAGCCTGCGCGCTTGGTGCCAAGTTTTGGTAATAGCTGGCCACCAGCTCGTAACGAAATCAATTCAGTCACGATCACATTCACCTGTGGTTACGGGATACCCGCAAAAGTTCCTGAAGGAATCAAGCGTTGGATGCTTTTGCATATCGGCTCGATGTATGAGAACCGAGAAGCTGTGTTGACAGGGCGAGGCATGGCCATCGTTCCTATGCCTTTTATAGATTCGCTCTTGACGCCTTATCGCGTTATGGAGTTTTAAATGCAAGCGGGATTGCTGCGCAAAACCGGATTGCTCCAACAGCGCGATGTCAAACAAGACGCTGCAGGCGCTCAAGTCGTCACTTGGACCACTATTGGATCGGTTCGCGCTTACATAGAACCTATTCGTGGCCAAAAGGGACTTGATGCGCAAGTGATCAATGCTGAGGTAACGCATCAGATCACGATCAGATATTTCAGACTGCTCTCAAAACCGCTGGAGGTGGCAAAGATGCGACTTCTTTACGGTGAGCGAATTTTCATCATCCACGCATCGATCAACAAAGACGAGCGAAATCGCGAAGTCCTACTGTTGGCCACTGAGGGTTTGAACGATGGCTGAGTTAATCAACGTCAAAGGTTTTGCCGAACTCAAGCTCGCAATGGATGCGCTGGCCAAAGGGGTGAGCCGAAACGTCTTGCGCGGAGCTGTCAATGCAGGCGCTGCTGTCATTCGGGACCAAGCGCGTCTAAACGCACCCGTCATGCACGAAGCACTCAAAGGCCATCAACCACCTGGCACATTGAAGCGAGCTATCGTAAATAAGTTCGTTCAATCCCAATCAAATCAAACACAGATCACCTTTAACGTGGTTCCCATCATGGGTAAGTCTCTCAGAGGGCAAGGCAAAGCCAAAACCAAGTCTCAAGATGCTTTCTATGCTGGGTGGATTGAGCGCGGCCACTTCTTTGTTGGACACAAGCCAAGTGGCACAACTTGGAAGAGGCATCGCGAGACTGAAAAAGCGCACGGCCAATTCATACCAGCGCAGCCCTTTATGCGTCCTGCTTACGAAGCGCGAAAGATGGATGCTGTTGACGCCATAAGGAGCTACCTCGAAAAGCGCATTCCAACTGAAGTTGAAAAGGCTCGTCGCTCATGACCATGATTGAATCATTTGTTGCGTTGATTCAAAACTCAACAGACGCACAAGAGCGGGTCTATCCCCAAGTTGCTCCCGATGGTGTTGTGCGTCCCTATATCGTGTATCAGCAGATTTCGACCATCAGCAACAACTGGTCTCGACTAACAAATACACAGCTTCAAGTCGACATTTATGCAACCACCTATGTCCAAGCGCAAGCAATTGCATCAGCAGTAGCTGCGTTGATGTTCGGTTGGTCCATACAGAGCATCTCCGGCATTTCGGTTGACATGTTTGAGAGTTCCACAAAGCTGCATCGTGTTTCGAGTGATTACTCGATTTGGCATTACACCTAGACAGACCTTGTTCCCCTTCCAGCCCGCTTGACTAGCGGGCTTTTTTGTTCCCGTCCCGCCCCTTTCAAGGGGTTTTTTTATTGGAGAAATTAAATGTCATCCACCGCAATCTCAGCACAAGGCAGCATCATTGCAGTCAACACCGGAGTAGGCGCTGCCAAAACAATCTCAGCGATTGCTTTGGGTAACCCCACCATCCTGACCGCAACTTCACACGGTTTTCAAAATGGTGACGTGGTCACACTTGCTGGCCTCACGGGTATTGATGCAGCCACACTGAACGGTCAAACCGTCAGTGTCCGCAACGTTACCGCAAGCACCTTTGCTGTCTACATTGACTCAACTGCCAAAGCCATCACGGCTGCTGGTACAGCGACATCAATCACTTTTACCAATATTGCCAACGTCAAGACCTTTACCGGCTTTGATGGTGCAGCCAGTGAAATTGATGTGACCAACCTGGATAGCCTGGCCAAAGAGTTTCGTTTGGGCTTGGTTGACCCAGGTCAATTCACCTTTGAGATCGACTATGACTCAGGCAACGTTGGCCATATTGCATTACGCGCAAAGCAAGTCTCTGGCGTATTGAATAACTTCAAGCTGACATTACCAGATGCAACCGTGGTTACCTTCACGGCATATGTCAAGAAGTTCAGCCTGGGCGGTGGAGTTGATGCTGTTGCTAAGACCTCCGTCGACTTGCGTATCAGCGGACCGGTTACTGGTCTTTAAATTGGAGATGAAGATGATTCTTACTAAAGACCAAATCTTTGAAGTCAACGACCTGAAATCAGTGTCCGTAGAAGTTCCCGAATGGGGCGGCTCAGTCCTAGTTCGCACAATGACTGGCCAAGACCGAGATGCGTTCGATTCGAGCCTTTTCACGGTCAACGCTGATGGCACCCGCACGACAGATATGACTAACTTGCGCGCCAAGTTGGTTGCGCTCACCCTTGTCGATGAGGCCAACAACCGCTTATTTGAAGTGGCCGATATTCCTCGTCTTGCACTGAAGTCGGCTGCAGCACTAGAGCGGGTCTTTGATATGGCTCAACGAGTTAACGGCTTAGGCGCTCAAGCAGAGGATGCAGCCTTAAAAAACTAACCAGCCGGTCTGAGCGGAGGTTTTACTTTCGCTTAGCGCTGGCTTTGGGGATGACGGTGCGCCAACTGTTGAGCCAGATCACGAGTTTTGAGCTCAATGAGTGGCGCGCCTATTACGAACTTGAACCCTTTGGCGAATTGGTTGCTGACCAGCGCCACGGAATTTCGCAGTCTGTTGCCACTAACTTGCAGCGCGATCCTAAAAGACAACCGCAGCCTTATACGCCCGAGGACTTTATTCCTTGGCACGAACAACATCGTCGCTCAACCAAAGGCGAGGGCAAGTTGCTCAGTAGCCCAAAAGCCCAATCTGCATTGATCAAGTCACTTTTTAAGAAGAAGACTTGATCTCAACACACTCAAGAATATGTCCTCAACCATTGGATCAGTCGTCGTAGAAGTTGCAGCAAGCACAGTTAAGTTTGAAGCTGACATGTCGCGCGCGGCCAAAACTGCTGAAAAGCACATGACCGACATCGACAACACCGTCCAAAAGGTGAAGTCGAGCTTGGTGAATGTAGCGGCTGCACTTGGCGTAGGAATCGCGCTTGACCAAGTCAAGATGAAGATTCAAAGCGCCATTGAGGCGGCAGCGAAGTTGCAACAGGTCTCAGAAAAGACTGGGGCAACCGTCGAGGCACTCTCAGGCTTGGCGTCTGTGGCCAGACTCTCCAACACAGACATTGAAACACTGGCCAGCGGTTTGCAAAAACTGAGCAAGTCAACAGTGGATGCCCAAAATGGTGGGACCAAGACTTCTGCGGCATTCAAAGCGCTTGGAATATCCATTGAGTCTTTGAAAGGCATGGGACCAGAGGAGGTCTTCAAGGTCATTGCTCTTCAAATGGAGAAGTACCGCGACGGGGTAGAGAAAACCACCATCGCACAAGTGCTATTTGGCAAAGCAGGGGCCAACTTATTGCCTGTGGCCAAAGATTTGGCTGTCGTGGGGGAATATCAAGTTCGTGTCACAGCGGCTCAGGCGATGGCGGCTGATGAACTCCTCAAAAATCAAGTGCGCCTCAAAGCGTCATTTGATGAGACCTACAAAGTGGTCGCAATGGAGTTGGTGCCTGTCTTCAATGATTTCTTGATGGCACTGCTGAAAGTGCAAAACGCCAATGACGGCGTAAAGCAGTCGGTCCGCGAATTGGCCGCTGACGGTTCTATTCGGGACTGGGCTCAAAATTCTGCAATGGCCGCAGCTACGGTCTATGAATCCGTGGTCGGATTGATCAAAGTGGTTGGCGCACTGGCTGGCAGTTTTCAAGTCGTTTATGAAGACTCAGTTGTTTCATTGACCTTCATGAAGCAGACTTGGATTGACATCACCACCCTTGGAAAAGGCGGGACCGATGCCTATAAGGCTGCGATGGAGCATCGCAACCAAGTTGTAGCCGACGTAAACAGTCGCTACGCCGCGTTGTTTGATGATGGGACAAAGCTCACCACGGCCCTGAGAAAGCAGTTTGAGGAATCAAACAAGAAATTCAATGGACCAGTCAAACCAGGCCCTGCACCTAAGCCTGCTTTGGACGTTTCTGGTCTAGGCACAGCCAACATATTTAAAGACGACCCTTACAAGAAGATTCTTGAGGGCAAGATCAAAGCGCTTGAAGACGCCATTGCCGCTGAAAACAAGCTGCTTAAATCTCGCGAGCAAATGCTCGACTACTTCTACGGGCTCGAATATTTCACGCTCAGAGACATCGAGACCCGTAAGCAAGACCTAATTGCAGAGAATCTCAGCAAAGTTCAAGCGGGCTATGACCAAGAGATAAAAATCGCAACGGACGCAATGACGCGCAAAGGTGCGACTCAAGTCCAAATCGCGACAGCAGACAACATCCGGTCAGAGGCGATTCGTAAACGTGCGGCGACAGAAATCGAGACAAACAAAGAGATCACCACCTCTGTCTTGAAGCTCTTTGCTGTGCAGGCCAATTTTGATCTGGCTACAAAAGACAAACTCAGACTCGATGGTTTGGCCAATAGCACCGCAGCATTTCAAATTGAGATGCTTGGTAAAGAAACTCTCGAATTAGCCAAGCTCACAGCGGCAAGACAAATCGAGCTTGATTTGCAAGAGCGACTGCGATTGCTCAAGAAGCAAGACCCTTTGGCTGACACCTCGGCGGCAATTGCCAATGCGGCAATCCAAACAGTTAAAGCCACCTCACTGATTGAGACTTCGTACAACAAGCAGCGCGATGCAATGTTCGGAGCTAGTGAGGCATTCCGTAAATATCGCGAGGACGCAACCAATATGGCCGTTCAGGTCGAGGGCGTCATGGCTAACTCATTCAAGGGGATGGAAGACGCGCTCGTCAAATTTGTCACCACTGGAAAATTGAGCTTCACTGATTTGGCCAACTCAATCGTGTCAGATATCACCCGCATCGTGATCAAGCAAATGATGATGAGCGCGATAGGCGGCGGCTCCGGCGGAGCAGGGTGGTTTGGCTCGTTGGTTGGCATGGGAATGGGCGCTGTGTTCGGTACAGCTGGCACAGCCGCTGTTGCGAGTTCTATGCCTGGCAACTCTATGGACAACATGATGAGTTTGACCGGAGGCTTTGGAACGGTTCCCGGCAGGGCGTCAGGCGGCATTGTGAATGCCAAGGGGTTGTATCAAGTCAACGAGCGTGGGCCTGAAGTACTCAGCGTCGCGGGTAAGCAATACCTCATGGTCGGCAATCAAGACGCGACTGTTAGCCAAAACAACGGCTCAGGACAAATGGTCAGCGTGACCAACAACTTCACGCTCAATGTCCCGGTTGACCGACGCACCCAGGCACAAATTGCCTCTGCTGCCGGTCAAAGCGTGCAACGTGCAATGGCAAGGAACACTTAAATGAGCATCACTGTTTTAGCCGATGTCATCATGCCAAGCAGCATCGTGGCTGCAGGTATTCGTGGCAAAAACCGCCGCAGCAACGTGCGCGTGATTAGCAACAGCGGGCAGATGCAAATCAACGTCAACTGGTCGAGAACCCTTCGGGAGTATGAGCTCGGGGTTGTCCCCCTCTCACCTCAGCAGTGGGCTCAGATCGAAGCTCTGCACGAAGTCACCGAAGGCGGCGCATACGGCTTGCTGTTGCAAGACCCCAAAGATTACCAAGTCGCAGCAGGCAGTGGTTTGCTATGGGGATTGAAGGACGGCGCAAACACTGGCGTTGTGGGCAAAGGGGTGTTGGACCTCAATACCTACAACCTGATGAAGCGCTACACGGTGACGGGAACCAGCCGGTCCAAGGATCGATTCATTACCCGGCCACATACCGTGACGCACATATTCCTTAACGGCACACCGTTGACTGGCTCGGATTACACACTCAACACTGCTACGGGTGTCGTGACCTTCGTGGGTTTGAGTCTTGTAGTAACGGACACTTTGACGTGGAGCGGAACCTTTTATGTGCCTGTTCATTTTGTGGATGACTTTATTG